CCCCCGCAGGGCGGTTGCGGCAGGGACCCCCCCCCGCCGTACCGATAGTGATTGCGCCAAGAGCTGCCGTCACAGTACCTACGCCAACCAAAAGGCCGGTGCCTACACCAATGGCGGTAGCAATCTCTTCGCCGTTGTCCAAAACCGGTTGCCATGCCTGACCAATCTCGTCAAGCCCCTTACCTACGGCCCAAATTTCTACCAAGAATAGACCGGTAGCTACGCCGAGTTCCAGTAAGATAGCTGTTCCGATGCCGATATTCAAGGCAATGGTCTTACCTCCGGTTCCCAAGGCGTATGCGGCTAAACCGACCGCACCCAAGATACCAGCTCCAATACCGATTGCAGTTGCAACGGTGGTTCCGTTTTCAATGACAGGTTCCCACGCTTTACCAACTTCTTCGAGTTCATGGCCCATGATGGCGATTGCCCCGGTAAAGATAATTGCCGCTGCCGCAACTTCGGCAATGACTACCACACCAAGGCCGAGGTTCTTCGCCAGAGATTTCAGCTTGGGGGAGAGCTGGGTACTAACGGTAGTATCAATCGTTCCCGTAGCATTGGAGAGTGTGTTCATAGCGGTAGTGGCATTGCCCAGGTTAGAGATACCCTTCAACTTGGAAAATACATCAAGAGCGACTACCAAACCGCCCAAGATTTCCAAACCGCCAATAATCAGAGCCACCTTGTCCACACCGCTCCAATCGCCTTGCTTGATAGCGTCCCAATTTGTAGCAATCTCACGGATGATGGTGGTGAAGCCTTGAATGGCTACGCTCCATGCCGCCAACTTGATATTTCCAGTAAACACGCCGATACCAATGGCGATATTAGTCAGTCCTCGGATGACAGTTAGGGCATTTTCCGCATTGACACCATTCTCCGCAATGTCGCTGATACCAATGACGATCTCACCGATACCCTGGATAACTTTCAGCGCACCGCCGACCTTCAAACCGCCGAGCATAATCAGAGCGTCCCCCACCATACCGGCAAAGGAACTAATCATACCGGCAACATTCTGGAAGGTAGGGCCGTTGTCCAGGAAATCTTTCAGATACCTTTCAAATTCCTTCAAATCAGCGAGGAACATGGACAAGCCGAGAACTTTGAAGTCCAGTTTGAAGGCAAAATTCTCGGAGTTCAGTTCTTTCAGAAGTTTCAAGGCCGCTAAGAAATCTTTGGCGACCTTCCACGCCAAAATACCCGCCGCAATACTGGTCACAGTGGAAAGAACACCTTTCAGGTTTTCTTTCAGTTCGTCAACCTGGGAATTGATGTTCTCAAAAATGCTCTCGTCCCACAGTTTACCGATGTCAAACTCACCCTCGTAGCCTCCACCGGAAACACCGGCACCAGCTCCCCCGGCTCCCTGATTAGGGTCAAAAACATTCAGCTCGTCAAAACCAGCGGTGTACTGTTTCAGCTTCTTTGCGGCACCCGCAGCGTCACCGAGGTTATCAGCCATATCCCCGGCAGCGGAGGCACCGGAACTGACTCCAAAATCAACAGGCTTCAAGTCAATGCCAAAGAGCTGTGCCAGAGCCGCAATCGCTTCCCCAATCAGCTCCACAAAGGCTTGCACATAGGGTAAAACCTTCACCAAAGCAGGAAGAAGGAAAGAGCCAAAAGCCTGAGATAGAGAGGTGAGCTGTTGACGCAGGGTTCTCATAAGACCTTCTGCGGTAGTCATCTCACGGGCATAAGTGCCAATCAAATTCTGTGCCTTGGCTTGGTCGATCAGGGTCAGATACCGCAGATAGGACTTCAATTCCTCGCTTGCGCTTTGAGTGCTGTACGCAATACCGTAATTTGCCGCCGTGATTTTCAACTGAGAGTCCACGATGGTGAAACCAGCTCTACGGATGGGTTCAACCTCACCGGCAATAGCAGAGCGCACAGCAACGGCAGCGTCTTCAAAACTCTTGTAAATGTCGTTGTAACCGGCCCAAATATCATAAGTCAGCTCGGTATAGTTCATAGCCATAGCCGCAGCGTCCTTCTGTGCGACACCGAAGCCTTTCAGCATAGTGCCGTAGATGGAAGCATACTGCATGAACTGTTGAACATTGATTTTCAGCTCAGAGTTTAGACGGTTAATCCACTTGTAATTTTCTTCTGCCTCTTCGCCAAAAGCTCGACCAAAGCGGTACATGATACCTTCCCACTCGGAAGCCTGATACATATATCCGGCAAGTGCGGCACCAATTCGATTAGAGGCGTAGAGTACCGTGGAAAGTTTGATACCTGCGAGAGCATTAGACCACGCTTTAGTACCGGTAGTAGCCCGGTTTACAGAATTGTTGTACCGGTCTGTGCTGGCAATCAACCTCTGTATTCTGGACGGAAAAGCGGAAAATCCATTGGACACCTTCTGCATTTCATCTGCAAAAGGCTTCATAGCGGCGGCAAGCTCCTTCATCTGGCGAGTGAACTTGTCAACATTTGCCTTTTCCAACTCGTCAATCAGTGCCGGGAGTTTTCCGAGTTGATTGATGAAGGAAGTCATGTTGGCTCTTCCAAGCTCAGACAGAGGACGCAGACCATCTACAAGGGTTCTGATCTTGTCCCCGTCCGTCCACCTGACATTTTTCAGGGCGGCATTGAGAGCGTTAAGCTGATTAGGGATAGAACTGGAAATCTTGACCCCTCTGACCTGTTCCAATGCTCTCAGGCCGGAGGCAATCTGCGTCAACTTCCGGGACATATCACCGCTGTTCAGGCCGGAGAGAGCGTTCTTCAATTCCCGAATACTCTTGCTGGTGCTGTCAAGCCCCTTGACGCTGCTGCCGGTCACAGACTTCAATCCGCTCAGGGCCTTTTTCAGATTTTCAAGTCCGGTTACGGCTCCTGCACTGTTCTCTTGGATTTGAAATTCCAAACCCTGAATTTCCACATTATCAGCCATTTACGCCACCACCTTTCTCCTGAAATTTCTTATTGAACGACATAGCCAATGCTTGAAAATAGGCTTTCGCCTTTTCGTCCTGCTTCTCCCGTTTGGCCTGTTTCTTTTCCTCCTTCTGCATGGTGTTCAGCGCAAACGGCTGATCGGGATAAGGCACAGCCTTAGTGCCTTTTTTCGCAAAAGCTCGGAGGATGGGGGCCAGATTGCCGATCGCCTGATAGATATACATTCCTTGCAACCACGCATCTTGATTTTTCAAATCTTGCCGGATTTTTGCGGCTTTGCGGTAGTATCTGACAAGCTCACAATCTCCGTCCCAATATTGTTCGGCAGTCATACCGATTGCCAAGTAGAAGGGGAATACTTCATAAAACTTTTCCGTGTAAGCGAAACGGGGAGCGGGGCGAACTACGCCACCGCCCCCTCGTTCATCGGACTGCAACCCGCTTACCAGTTGGCAGTCCAGTCCATGTTTCCCTCGCCGCCCTCGTCAGGAGTAGGCTCTTCCATCAGAGAGAGAATGGGTTCGTTATACATTTCTACCAGCTTCGGCAGAAGCTCGTCTTTCCGGGGCAGACGGGCATAAATGCGGTCAATGACCTCTCTCTTTACGAAGCGGTGCCGAGCGATAAATGCACCGGCAAACAGAGCCGGGAGCATGGTCATGGGCTTGCGGTCAACATCGTCCGCAATGAAGCCCTGCTTCTCCATGATCTCTACGGTCTTGCGGGTATATTCCAGCGTATAGCTCTCGCCGGAAACAGGGTCTTTGATTGTCAGCGTCTTAGCCATGATAAATCCTCCTCGTCAGGCCGTTGTGATTAGGTATCAGAGAAAGTGATGGGGGTAGACGGGGCAATGGAAATGTTCATGTCCACAACCTCGTTTACACCGCCGCCCACGGGGAATACGGACAGTTGGCCCTTAAAGGCGAACTTGCCATTGGAACCATCAGGAGTGACAGCATTACCAGTCCCGGTTCCACCAAACCAGACGGCATAGCTGTCTTCCTTACCTTCCAGCTCTTTCAGCTTCTTAAAGGTAGCCATGTCGTAGTTTGCCGTGAAGGACAGGCCATCAAGGGACTGAATACCGGCAATATAGGTCTGCATATTGTCGGATAGTGTAGTGGTTTCTAACATTTCGGGTTCGCCGCCAAGGTCGGGAAACTCCTTAATGTCACACAGCTTGGAATAGGTTTCATCACTATCGCCTTTCTTCATCAGAAAGACCTTATAGGTGCTAATCGCCATTTCAACTTACCTCCTGTAAAGATTTGTACCGTCTGTTTCGGCCCGATACCGAGCTACAAGGCGGTAGATACTTGCGTTCTCTAAGTTGGGGATGGGGGACAGGGAAATGCGGGTGAAATTACGCTGGTACATAAGATCATCAATGACCTTCATGATGTTCCGGCATTGGCTTTTCTTGCTGGTCGATTTATTGGAATAGACATTTACCTCATACATCAGCGTTGCGAACTGCTCTTTGTCGCTGGTACTTAGATGTTCCAGAGTGGGGTAATTGTCCTGTTCCACGATGCTCACATGAGGAAAAGCGGATGGAGCTTTCACATACTCGCCGCTCACATCAATACCAGGAAAAGTTTCCCGGAGGGCTACCGCAATCGGTGTGTAGATTTGACTCTCCACATCAATCATCGAAATACCTCCTTTGCCAGTCCGGGCAAGATACCCTCCAAGTGTTTTACGGTTTCATACATGGACATATTGGCCGGATTGCCTTGGGTGATGACTACTTCCTTTCCGTCCTTTTTAGTGTGAATAACACCATTAGTACCGGGTTCTCCGTAGTAACCCCAAGACGGCTGCTTACCGTGACCTACCCCAT